AAAGTATTCAGATGATGATAACCAATCATCGTGCCAAGTACTATCCCAAAATGAACAACCCATGTCCATTACAATTTTGTTTTCACAATTTAGAAATCTCCAATGGATTTCAGGGTTTTCTGATGTTATTTTTTCTATTTGCATAATTCGTAATATCCTCCGATGTCAAATTTTACCTTTGTATTAATCGCTTCACCCTCTTGCACACTCCACTTACTTAATGGAACTATTCTAAAATCCACAGAAACCCTACTCACATCCGTTTGGTTGAGTTTATTTCCGTGAGTTAACCGAACACCTTCCCAAACAACAAACTGTCCGTAGCGAGCTTCTATTGGAGAATAATCGCCTTTATCTTCTTCACTCTCTGCCCAAATAGTATTAGTATCAAAAGCATCAGTAAAAGGTAAAAAGAAATTTATCTCATTTTGGTTATGGTTGTATTGTCTATCTTTATGCCACTCACCCACTCCTACATTATTTGGAGCTTGTATTCTGAATGTTGGTATCTTTTGATAAACAACAGGCTCACCATACAATGGCATGATTTGTTCTTTTACAAAATCATCGTAGATAGGTTTAATATACTGAAAATTATCATAGTATTTTTTATGTATTTCAGTTTTCTGGTCGTTTTCTCTTTTCAATAAGTCGAATTGATATTGCTTATGTAGCATGTTCAACTCTTTTGTACCATAAATCAACCCTAATACCTCTAAAAATGGGTATGTTTGGGTGTTGTAATCTAATTTTATCATAACAATTTACTTTTTTGTGCAGTTCTTTGAATCCATTCCCAATATTTTTTACTTGCGCTCTTATCATTTACATTTAATTCAGCATTGTAAGGAAGTGAATTCATAAATTCAGCTTTATAAAAAAGTCCTTGTATTGGCGATGTTACACCAGCGTTATGCATTATATTCATTTTGTAAAAATCATCTTCGGTAGATGTTCCCCAACTAAAATCAAATTCTGGCAAACAATTTGTTTTCCATCCTCTTCTCCATGCTCCCCACAATACAGCCCACATATCTGCACACCATATTTGCAATTCGTGATAAGAAGGAGTTTCTGCTTTTATTTGATTGTTTAAATCAGTAATTTGTCTGAATAGTAATTCTGAATCTATTTCTACTCTATTCCAATATTCATAATCTACATTCTTCATTAAGTACTGCGCACCGATTGCGTTCATTTCGTTGTCTATAATCAACGATTCTGGCAAATCCATAATATCACACATCTTATCGATTATCTGCTGACCTTTGCCAACTATGTAAGAATGTGCTATATACCAACGGGTGTCTGAACCATACCATTGTTCATCATCTCTAATATCTTCACTAATCCATTCCGAAATAGGTTTGGAAAATATGATATCAGAATCGTGATAGAAGATTGCTTCATCTTTTAAATAAGGATGAGCTAACCAATGTTGTTTAAGGATGTTAGGTCTGATTGATGAAATGTAATGACGAGTTTCTCTGGTATCATCATAAAAAAAGAATCGAGCGGGATAGCCAGATGCTAACTTACTCCATTCTTCAGGTATTACACCATTTTGTTTCCAACAAACAATATCTACATTGTTAGGGTTAACACCCATCTCAATGAAATTGTTTAACATTACTTCTACTTGCCAAGCGTAATAAAGTGTTGCCGGCTGTGCACATACGAATCTTAAATTCTTCATAACTATTTTAATGCCATTTTCCATTTTAAATTGTCTTTACTATTTAACAACCCAAAATGAATTTGTTTTACACACACGCAGTATCACAAATAGAATACATTGATAAAGTTATTGTAGTTCCTAAATCGCCACTAACCACATTATATACAGGAGTAAATATACTACTATTACCATCAGAACAAGCTGCATCGGTTAATACTACTCTATTACTTATAGTATATGAGTTAGCTTTTCCACTAGGTGAGCCACAATCATTAGTTATAACTTCACAATTTATAGTATCACCTGGAAGAACAAAGTATGTTCCACTTGATGTATTAAATCTATTTTCAACTACATTACCATTTATGTATAAAACCATTTCACCTCTTGCTCCACCACCTTCAGTATAGTTCCAATTTAATCTTACAGTTTGAGTGGTAGTAGTTGTAGTTGGTGCTATTGTAGTTGTTGTTGTAGTAGTTCCACCCGCAGTAGTAGTTGTAGTTACAGGCGCTGCAGTAGTAGTTGTTGTAGTAGTTGGTGTTACCGATGAAGTTACACTATTATTACAATTCGAATTTATGTTTGTCAATCTTACACACTGTGCAGTATTGGGTATCGTTATAGTAGATTGAGAACCGACTGATGGTAAAAACACAGTAGCAGGAGTAGCAGGCGAATAGGTAACACAATCATTTGAATAGAATGCATCATAGCTTGGGCCTGAACCTGCTTCAGCGTTAGTTAAAGTTACTACAAAATATACATCAGCCATATATGTTTAACAATTAGTTTTTTATTAATAAGTTATACTTCCGAACAATCTGAACAATCTCCAGCTGCGTTTTGCCATATATCAGTTACACTATAAGTTCCCAATGATGTTCCTGTTGATGTATTGTTTACAGTAAAGCAATAATATCCAGCTATACCACCACCTGCGATTCTAATTGTTGCTCCGATGTTTAACAATGGTGCATTTATGATTGTAAATACTCCAATGATATCACCAGGTCCTTCACAACTTGTCAACAAATACTTTTGTGATGCTAATGTAGTCGTAGTAGTAGTAGAAGTTGTTGTTGTTGTTGGTGCTGCAGTAGTCGTTGTTGTCGGTGCTGCTGTTGTGGTAGTCGTTGTTGTACTAGTCGTAGTAGTCGTAGTACTAGTCGTAGTAGTTGTAGGTGCACCTGTTGTTGTTGTAGTAGTTATTATACTACCAGAACATGCAACTGATGAACTTGTCAACGTAATAGGATTACCATTATTTGTAATATCATTATTCTGAACACACACAAAGATTGAACTATTTGGTGGAACAGTTGGGAATGAATATGTTGTATCACCACAATACCTAACCCTAATTGTATATCCTGCACCAAATGCGTTACTTGCAGTCCAAACATTACAGAATTGAGCTGCGGTAGTTGTAGTTGTTGTAGGAGCTAATGTAGTCGTAGTAGTCGTTGTGGTAGTTGTTGTTGTAGTAGTAGTTCCACCTGAACAATCAAATAAATCTCTTATAATCCACCATCCATTATCTAAATAAGGTATTGTTCTACTACATCTATATCTTAATGAACCAACGGAAGGTTGACCTGTGTTAGTTCTCGTAATTGTAGTTGCTCCATCAGCAATAGTATATACAAAAGTATCTTGCGAAATACTTCTAATAGATTCTAATTCAAACCATCTACTTCCCGTAGGTCTTGCAGTTACACTACCCGTAAAGTCCGAAACGATACTCGCACTTAACCATGCGGTATTATCTAAACCCAATGGGATAGTTTGTGATGTAATTTGTGCAGTTGAGCCGGAAGTTAATATTACATTTGTTAATGCGCCAGAGGATGAGACGTCGTTTGCTACCACACTATTTGGAGTGATATTAGTTACATTTAAAACCTTTGCAATTGGAGTTGATGGTGAATTCCACGGATTACTTCTTTCAGTACTTCCTGACAAAATAAAGTAGTGAAAATCAGCATATCTAGCCGAGTCTGGATTCGTTACAACATCCCAATCTGGTCCTCCTATTAATTTCTGCAATGCCATATTAACTTATTATTGATGATGTTAATGAATTATTTGTATTACGATACTGAACTTCAAAACTTAAACCTGATGTATCAAACCAAGCATCTGCAGTCCAAGGATTACTAAACGGAGGTAAAGTAGTCGTTGTAGTTGTAGAAGTTGTAGTCGTAGTTGATGTTACACACGGAACACCTGTGAAAGTGATTACCATTGGTGCGTATGAAGAACTGATATTACCATTCAACACACAAACACTTGTCGATGCTCCACCACCTGCTAAATCCTCACGGATATATCCACCATTACAATATTGGTAATCGAAGAATGCAGAACCTGCTCCGTTGTTAGTTACATCGTAGATGAAACATCCTACTGGCAATGTAGTTGTAGTAGTCGTAGGAGCCAACGTAGTAGTTGTAGTTGTTGCTATACAACTTCCACTATCTTCAGTTAATAAGATTGGATTACCTAAATTATTAATTTGACCTGATTGAACACAAAGTATAATTGATGTGTTAGCAGGAACTTCTACAAATGTCGAACCTGTTGCTCCACAATAAGTGTATCCAATATTGTATCCAGCTCCAAATGCGTTACTTGCAGTCCAGAATGAACAATAAGGTGCTCTTGTAGTTGTGGTTGTCGTAGTCGGTGCAGCCGTTGTTGTTGTAGTAGTAGTCGTTGCTATACAACTTGCACTACTTTCAGTTAATACAATTGGATTACCTAAATTAGATATATCACCACTTTGTACACATAAACTAATAGTAGTAAATGGTGGAACTTCTACAAACGTATTATCAACTGAACCACAATATTTGTATCTGATTGTATATCCAGCTCCAAATGCATTTTCAGCTGTCCAAATAGAACAATAAGGTGCTCTAGTCGTAGTAGTTGTAGTTGTAGGTGCTGCGGTAGTCGTAGTTGTAGTAGTCGTAGCCGAGCAGCTTGAACTTAAATTAGTAAATGTTAATGGTGCACCAAATGCGTTGAATATCTCATTATTCTGAACACAGAATGTCAATGTAGAAGATGCAGGTATCTCTGGGTAAGAGTATGTCGTATCTCCACAATATTTGTATTTGATGTAGTATCCTGCGCCTGTAGCGTTACTTACTTCCCAAGTATTACAGAATGGTGCTGCGGTTGTAGTTGTAGTAACACAAGGTGACTGTCCACAACTTCCTGAGCCTCCAACATATGTTAATGTTCCAACTGGCGTTGTACCATCAAAGTTTAAAATTGAGTAGCAAGTTCCAAAGGCATCTTGTAATACATCACCAACTTGTAGTGAAGATGTTACAAACGCTGGGTATGTATTAAAGTCGAAAATATCCTGGCAGTTAGCTGCTCTGAATATAGTCGGACCTAATGTAGTAGTTGTTGTACTAGTCGTAGTAGTAGTAGGTGCTGCAGTAGTTGTAGTAGTAGTTGTAGTTGCAGGAGGACAAGGACCAGTTTTACAGTTACCTACCGGTGAGAAAGTTCCTGTTCCTGATATAATTTCTACTTGCAATAATCCACCAATAACAGCTGCACATAAGTTATATGTTCCAGCGTTTGCGTAAACATAATTCTCATTTCTACCATAACAGTTAAATGTTGCTACTTCACCACCTGCTGAAGTTATATTAACCTCAACACAATTACAAGGGTTGTTACTAAACGTAGTTGTTGTAGTAGTTGGGCCGCCCGTAGTTGTAGTCGTAGTTCCAGCTGCAGTTGTTGTAGTCGTAGTTGGTGCTGCGGTAGTAGTCGTAGTAGGAGCAGCTGTTGTAGTAGTGGTAGTTGTTGTACCTGCTACTTGCTCTAATATAAATCCAAAGTTACAACCTGGGTTAGCAAGTTGTAATGCATCTTCTAATATCGGGCCTAATAACTGAATCTTACATTCACCATTTTTTAAATTGTAATCATTGATTGCACGAAGATGATAGTAGTTTCCTCTGAACTCTACTATATCATTCAATTCCATATTGAAATAATCAGCTAATGGAATTATAGCATCACAATTCAATAATCTCGTAGTTGGATTATATAATAAATTTATATATGTTTCCCAATACTTTGTATATAAACTGCCAGTTGGTAAAGCACCATATGCAGCTCCTTCATTATTAAATAAAAGCGAATCAGAACCTGCACTCGGAAAACTTCCTGTTACTACATTGTAGTTATCAAAATATGGAAATGCGGTTTCTTCTTTAACTACACCTGACCTTGTAAGCGAGCCACTTTCTATATAGAAATTTTCACACTCAACCAATCCGTTATAATATAATAAACGTGGTAATACCCTAGCAGGAGCAAAATCTGCTGCTGATATATAAGTAGGTATTTTGATTGGTATTATCTGAGCCATATTATTCGCATGAAGTTATATAAGTTACAGGGCCGTTAGCTGATACTGAACCGATTTGTGCACATCCAATATTAATTGTTTGTCCATAATCGATATAAGTAGATTGATTAGTTCCATCACAATTAATCCAATAAGTAAATCCACCCGTAAATACTGGCCCTACAGTATATACTGCGCATGTAGGAGCAGGAGGAGTAATACCACCAACACTACCTGATAAACCTGTACCTGGTATTCTAATTAATGGGTCAGAAGCAAATGTTGTTTTAACATTAAACTCTCCTTGTGAGAAGAAGTTTGTTGTATCTACATAATATGATTTACCATATTCTCTATTTGCTTCTTTATTGAATTGTTGAGAGATATAATCGTTATCCAACGTATCTCCAAAATTAAGTTTATTTACTGCAAGGTTATTTGCAGGAATTACCTCAATTCGTTTATCTAAATTAATGTATTTATTGAAATCTCTTACTTCACCTCTTTTATACCAATCATTAAATGTTTCAATAATGAATTCATTTGTTCTTGTCTTATTTGGATAAATGATTAGATTGAATTTCTTTTGCAAACCTAATATAAAATCAATTTGCTTAATTCCATTAGTACCATATGGCATGTTAGAAGGTATATCTATAACTCTTCCATCAGCTGCTTGGTTTACTTGCTTAATTTCTATATAAGATTTATTTGTTTCACCTGGGTCCATTATTACCGTTGGTTGAACCGTTGGTGATGCAAAATTAGGTCTTTGTTTTACCTGAAAGTAATAGTTACCAGCAGGTATATCATATAATTTAAATTGTGTTTGTAATTCGTATGTAGTGTTTATACCACCCGTTCTACTTTGTTGTAATTGGTCAAAGAATACGATATAAGATTGTATAGCAGTTAATCCATATGCGGTAGAACTGCCTGTTTCAATCATTTGTAATTGCCACGTACCATTTGCACTAAACGTACCCGGCATATTGTTTACCGAGCAACTTACGTTTACATTAAGGTTTAGAACACCTTCTAAATTAGTTCTCTTCTCTACTCTATATGCACCATTGTTATAAAATCCTTGCGCATCTACTAATGTATTATACCAAGGTAATGTTACAAAAGTATTTGATGGTAATTGAACATCTGTCATTCCACTACCACTAATAGCACCTACTTTTATTTTACCATATGTTTCTAAATCAACACCTGTAAATTCAGGATATTTAAGTGCGTAGTTACAAATCATATATACATCATCCAATACACCTGAATTCAAAAATGATGATGTGTAGGTGTATCCTGCTTCTTCAAATATTGCATCTAATACTGCTTTAGCTCTGATTGCAGGTTTGAAGTTTTGTACAGTCAAAGCACCATCAAAGGTGTTCATTCCAAATGTTTGTAAACTACCTTGCGTATATTGATATCCACTACCATAATCAGCAAGTGGATAAACGATATCACCATTGAAAAGATTACCATTCCAACTTGCTGTAATTGCTTCGTAGGATGCAGTATGATTGTATTGTGAAAGAGAAGATAAGTCGGTTAGGAAATTTCTATTGATATCTCTTGCAAATGAAGATAGTCCACCGAAGATAGTTATCTCATAGCTCTCAATGAACTTATTAGCAAGAACATTTACTTTGTTTAATTGTAAGTATCCATCTGATAAATAGATACCATCGAAATCCAAATAGCAAGGAACTTTTGTGTTCGTTGCAAAAAGGTATGGGTTAACAACTGATATATCATAAACGTGCTCAAAGAAAGCGTTGTTCTTCTTTGTTCCGGGTACAGTAATTTGACGAGTAAAATCTGATGGCAATACACCAATATCAAATAGACCTGTTACGTTATCTGATATTAAAATATCTTCATCATCAAACAAGTCTAATTGAGTTCCGTTTGCTATCAGTTTAAATACAAAACCTTGTGTACTCGTTACTCCCATTAGATAATCAATTTATAATTTTGTCCCCACTTAAAGTCGAATCCGTATTGAATTACCTTATCAACTACTCCTGTCTTAAATGTGATAGAATCAGTTGATATAGTGATAGGTCTTAAATCTCCTGTACTTTCATCATATATCCAATATATTTCATCAGCAACTAATAATTCTTTGAATATATCATTGTATGCTTCATCTACCCAGTCAGATTGAACCGAAAGAGTTTGTGTTGAATCCGTAATATAGTTTAGAGTTGCACTATCATAGTTGTTGTATGATAATGTAGATGCTTGCCAACTTCCTAATTGTGGTTGATATGTTCTTCTTTCAGTATTGAATCCTTGTCTATTTATCATATTGAAATTGAACCAATCAAATTGTCCGTATCTATTTTTCCATTTGATACGAATGTTTGGATACTTTTGAGTACAAACAATATTATAAGTTATCTTTGTTCCTATTGGTGTACTACCATTATATGCTTGTGTAGTAAAATAAGTTAATCCACTAGTCGATAATGGGAATCCACTTTCTGCTGGCCCTATTGGATATTGTGCAACCTGACCTGATGTATTTGTATTACCTGTCACAGTATAGTCAGCACTTCCCAAATTAGATGTATAAACTATCTTTGTAGGAATAGTTCCACCACCCGTTGTACCAACATATACACTCGCCACTCCTTCATTTGTAATGAATGCAGATTGTGTTGCTGGCCCATCAGTCATCAAAGGCCAATGTGGTGTTTTATTAAATATAGCTTGTCCGATTGGTTCTTGGAATATTGAATATCCATCTAATGCTTTATATACATCAGATTTTACATGCGAACCTGTTACATATGTA